AACTGGTACTACTGCTGAATTTAATAGTGCATTAAGTGATGGTTCATTTGCTACATTGGCTGGTACTGAAACATTAACTAATAAAACTATTAGTTTAACAAACAATACAGTAAGTGGTACAACTGCTGAATTTAATAGTGCATTAAGTGATGGTTCATTTGCTACATTGGCTGGTACTGAAACATTAACTAATAAAACTATTGATAATGCAAACAACACTATCACACTAGGTTTAGAAGAATTATCAGATGTACAAAGTGGTGGTCCATCACACAATAATATTTTGATGTATCATTCAGGCCATAGTGAGTTCAGATATGTAGGTACTGCTACTATTAATGGTGACGAAATCATTGAAACATCACAGAATTTTTTAGTACAGGAAAAAGATGCTTCTGGTAACGTAATAGTTGCAGGAAACTTAACTGTAAACGGAACAACAACAACTGTTGCTTCAGCAAACACAACAATTGCTGATAACTTAATAGAGTTAAACTCTGGTGCAGCTTCAAACGCAAACGATACTGGTATCTTAATCGAAAGAGGAAGTACTGGTGACAATGCAATTATGGCTTGGGATGAAAGTGCTGATAAGTTTATATTTGGTACTACAACTGCAACTGCAAGTGACACTGGTGATTTAACAATTGCAAGTGGTACAATTGTTGCTGGAACATTTGAAGGTGCTTTAACTGGTAACGTAACTGGTAACGTAACAGGAGATTTAACTGGTAACGTAACAGGAGATTTAACTGGTAACGTAACAGGAAATGTAACTGGTGATGTAACAGGTAATGCTGACACAGCAACTACTTTAGAAACTGCTAGAACAATTGCTGGTCAATCATTTGATGGTAGTGCAAACATCTCAATCGCTTCAACTGATTTATCAGATACAGCTAGTATTGCGTTATTAGATTCAACACAAACGTTGACAAACAAAACAATTGCTGCTGGATCAAACACGATTTCAGGCCTTACATCTTCACACTTTGCTAGTGCTGTTACATTAGTAATTAATGATTCAACTGGATCTGCTGTTAAGACAATTGTTGGTTCTGCAAGTTAATAATCAATTAATCTAAACCGATTTTTAGACACACCATAATTGCGTCTTTGCAACGCCTAATAATCGTATAAATAGTATAAAAGGATTAGTATGGCCAACCCAGCAACAAGAGAAGAATTAAAACAGTACGCTTTAAGAACATTAGGCAAGCCTGTCATTGAGATAAATGTAGATGACGATCAGGCTGAAGATAGAATAGATGAAGCGTTACAATATTTTGCTCAATATCATTATGATGGCGTTGAAAGAACATACCTTAAATATCAAGTAACTCAAGCAGATGTAGATAGAATTAAATCACCTACAGGTGATACTACGTCAAGTGTTACTAAAAATTCAGTTACTACTGCATGGTCTGAACAAAATAATTTCATAGTAGTACCTGAAGCTGTATTAGCAGTTACAAGAATATTCCCTCTATCAAATAGAGGTAATCAAAATATGTTTGATGTTAGATACCAATTAAGATTAAATGATTTATATGATTTTACATCTTCTTCAGTTATTCATTATGAAATGGTAATGAAAAATTTAGATATGTTAGATCACATATTAGTTGGTGAAAAACCTATTAGATTTAATCAATATAATAATAAACTATTTGTAGATATGGATTGGAAAAATGACATATCTGTAGGAGAGTATCTTGTTATTGAGTGTTTTAGAAAACTAGACCCTACCGTTATGACAGACGTTTATAACGACATATACTTAAAAAGATATGTTACTGCATTACTTAAAAAACAATGGGGTTCTAACTTATCTAAATTTAATGGTGTTACAATGTTAGGTGGTGTTACACTTAACGGTCAACAAATATTTTCAGAAGCACTACAGGATATACAAAAATTAGAAGAAGAAATAAGAGGCACATACGAAACGCCTATAACTTACATGATAGGATAATGCCATGCCAATTAATCATTATTTCCAAGGTGGCAACGGAATCGGAAACGACTCTGAAAAAAGATTACACGAAGATTTAATTATAGAAGGCCTAAAGATATACGGCCTAGATAATTTTTATTTACCAAGAACATTAGTCAACAAAGATTTAGTTTTAGGAGAAGATACTCTATCTAAATTTGACCAATCTTACATGATTGAGATGTACATGGAAACTGCTGAAGGTTTTGGTGGTGAACAAGAATTAGTATCTAAATTTGGTTTGGAAATTAGAGAAGATACAACATTTGTCATTGCAAAAAGAAGATGGCAAAATCAAGTTGATAATCAAGCAGTACAGATTGTAGATGGTAGACCTAACGAAGGTGATTTAATTTATGTACCATTAATGAATAGTTTTTTTGAGATACAATTCGTAGAAGATCAGGAACCATTCTTTCAACTAGGTAACTTACCTGTCTATAAATTAAGAACAACTAGATTTGAATATTCTAGTGAGAAACTTGATACAGGCAGATCAGAAATTGACGTTGCTGAAGATAGATTATCTATAGACCAATTACAACATCAATTAACATTAGAAGATGGTGGTGGTATCATGTTAGAGGATTCTGATACTACATTAAACACTATAAACTTCTTATTGACAGAAACACACGAAGATAAAAATCTTGCAACACAAACTAGAGATTATGCTGATAACGCCACGTACAATGCTGACGCTGGGTTTGATACTGCTAGTACAGGTGATGACATATTAGACTTTACAGAAAGAAACCCTTTCGGAGAGGTTGATGAAACATAATGTTTGGAAAACAATTTTACCACGAATCATTAAGAAAAATTGTTGTATCATTTGGTACAATATTCAATAACATTATCATTGTAAGAAAAGATGGCGATGGTGGTACAATACAAAGATTAAAAGTACCTCTTGCATATTCGCCTAAAGAAAAGTTTTTAACAAGATTAGAACAACAACCTAATTTAGATCAAAGAGAAATGGCAATGTCATTACCTCGTATGGGTTTTGAAATTGCTGGTTTGTCTTATGACTCATCTCGTAAGTTACAAAGAGTTGGTAAGTTTAAAAATGTAAATACTTCAGACGCAACTAAACAATATTATCAATACAATCCTGTACCTTACAATTTGTCATTTAACTTATATTCATTTACAGCAACTGCTGAAGATGGTCTATGTATTATAGAACAAATACTACCATACTTTCAACCAGACTATACAGTTACAGTAAATGCAATACCAAGTATGGGTATAAAAAGAGATGTACCGATAACACTAAATAGTGTTGATTATCAGGATACATATGATGGTTCATTTACACAAAGAAGAGCTGTAAACTATACATTAAACTTTACAGCAAAAACTTATCTATATGGCCCTATATATTCTAGTAAAGTTATTAAAACTGCTCAAACAGATTTATATAACGACACAGGCACTAGTGCAGAAAAAGAAGAAAGAATTGTTGTAGTTCCTAATCCGATAACTGCTGACGCTGATGATGATTTTGGATTTACAACAACTATAACGAATTATTAATTATGACTATAGATGAAAAAATAAACGAAGCTCTTGGTATCTCTAACGAGAAAATACTAACTAAAGCTGTTGTCAAAAAAGAATATACACCTCCTGTACCTAGGTTAGAAGATAAAAATAAAGAAGATATTGATAACGATTATAAGTACAGTAGAGAAAATTATTACAATCTTATAGAACGAGGACAAGACGCAATACAAGGTATACTTGATATTGCCAACGAAAGTCAACACCCTAGAGCATACGAAGTTGCAGGTAACTTAATTAAACAAGTTGCTGATACAGTTGACAAATTACAAGACTTACAAGGCAAACTTAAAACACTTAAAGACGTACCTAATAAAACAAGTACAAATATTAAACAAGCATTATTTGTAGGTTCTTCAGCAGAATTACATAAAATGTTAAAGAATAAAAATAAAGACGTGCAAAGTGAAGAAGATAAAGATTTTAAAAAGGTAAATCCTGATGACTGAAGCATATCTAGGTAACCCTAACCTATATAAAGCAAATCTACAACAAAGTTACACCGAAGATCAAGTAAGAGAGATTGCAAAGTGCATGGATGATCCTATACACTTTATAAAAACATATACTAGAATTGTAAATATTGATGAAGGTCTAGTACCTTTTAATATGTACGGGTTTCAGGAAAAAATGGTTAAGACATTTCATAATAATCGTTTTTCTATTTGTAAGTTACCAAGACAATCAGGTAAGTCAACTACTATTATTGCATATCTATTACATCAAGTAATCTTTAATGATAATATTAATGTGGCCATACTTGCAAACAAAAGTTCTACTGCTAGAGATTTATTAGGTAGACTTCAACTTGCATATGAAAATCTACCTAAATGGTTACAACAAGGTGTATTAAACTGGAACAAAGGTTCTTTAGAATTAGAAAACGGCAGTAAAATACTTGCAGCTGCAACATCTTCAAGTGCTATTCGAGGTGGTTCATTTAACATCATATTCCTTGATGAGTTTGCTTTTATACCTAATAATATATCTGAGCAATTTTTTAGTTCAGTTTATCCTACAATTTCTTCTGGTAAATCTTCTAAAGTTATGATTGTATCTACACCACATGGAATGAATATGTTTTACAAATTGTGGAATGACTCAATACATGGAAGAAACGATTATAAACCTATTGAAGTACATTGGTCAGAGGTACCTGGTAGAGATGATAAGTGGAAAGAAGAAACAATTAGAAACACAAGTGAGGCACAATTTGCTA